CACAACAAAATTTTACCAGTGGGGCAATCTGTGCCTGCACAGAATGGCATCTACCGAGTTGACACAGTGGGTACTGGCAACAACGGAGAGTGGTCTCGAGCACCTGATTTTAATCAAACTGGCGAAATTGAAGCTGGATTAGCAGTGATGGTAACAGAGGGCACAGCACACGCCGACACCTTATGGAAGTTGATAACTGACAATCCCATCATAGTCGACAGTACTGCACTGAGTTTTGTGCGAAACTCAGCATTTGACTTTGACACTATATATGCAAATGGCATCTCTATCTCAGCAGGCACTGAAAGTGACACTGTTACATTTATTGCCAGCAACAGCCTATCAATTACTGCAAACGCTCAATCCAACACTATTGAATTCAGTACAATAATCAATAATGTTGCCAGTGGCAACACAGGGGAGATACAGTTCAATATTGACAATTCCTTCAGCAGTTCGTCTGCACTGACATTTGATGGTAACGAGTTAACAGTGCTGGGCAATGTAGTAGCAACAAATTTCAACAGCGTCAATGCTGACTTGGCAGAGATGTACTTGACAGATTGCAAATACCTGCCAGGCACAGTTGTGGTATTTGGTGGAACAAAAGAAGTTACACAAAGTACGCAGTACGCGGACTCTGCTGTGGCTGGAATTATCTCTACTGCACCTGCTTACACGATGAACATTGCACTAAAAGGTGCATCAATTGCACTGCAAGGCCGTGTCCCTTGCATGGTAGTTGGTTGTATAACAACAGGTGATTTAATCACATCGAGTACTATTCCCGGTGTTGCAACCAAACTTGAAAACAGTGACTGGGTTCCAGGTTGTGTAATTGGCAAGGCTTTAGGTTCATACAACAGCGCCGACCCCGGCATAATCGAAGTGGTGGTGGGGAGATTATGATCACTGCCAACTATCGTCAAGATTACCACGGTGAGTTTGTGGTATTAGAAACCAGATGGAAAGACGGAATAAAAACTCAAAAAAAAGAATGGATAGAAAACCCCATAATAAATCAACACATTTCGGGTCGTGCAGCAGTCGTTGGTAGCCGGGAAGATAAAGATCGTTTTGACTACACTCGGTTACAACGCCATCGTGGAGGCTTGTTGGGAAAGAAAAGATTACAAACTTATGCATCTGGCCAACTTTGGTCAGACATGCCTTTTGATTTTTTTGTAACAAGTGATGCAGATGAAATCACCAAAATAATCGACAACAGATACGATCAACCTAATATTGTCTATTCTTCTGCCAGGGCCTGTATTAACCATCCTGGGCATTTTTATCTAGTGCCGTATGCACCGCAAGTAGACCAGCTGAGTTTAGCAGTATATTTGTCAGCATTTGACGGACATAAAGAAATTTTTCTGTTGGGATACAACAATGACACTGTTGCATCCAATCTACATTGGATCGAGCAAGTTGACTATGTATTTCGTGCCTACCAATCAACTGCATTTTATCTGGTAGGAACCGAATCAAATATGCCTGTCAAGTGGCGCCATAATAAAAATGTTGAATGTATGAACTATAGACATTTTATCAGCATATGCGATATCTAACATGCCACAGATTCAACCATCTGTTTGACTGTTTTTATCTTTTCTTGTATTGAATTGAAATTTACAGTATTCCACAATCCAGGATGCATGGGGCGAGGCCAGGTAGTTGAATCGAGCCACGCATATCCCAAATGTTCGTTATTGAGAGTTGGTTGAAATTCTTCTGCTATACAACAAAAAAATGTATGATATACAAACGATCCAGCATTGCTGGTAAACTGTTCGAGCGGGACTAGTTTAATATAGTCAGGCATAAATCCCAGTTCTTCTTGACACTCTCTGTTGATGGTCATTAGTAGTGTTTCGTTATTTTCTACCTTGCCACCGGGTAATCCCCATGTGTTGTTGTATTTTTTATCGTTTCTGAGCAAGTACAAATATCGTTGTGTATTGATACTGTAGAACCAAACTCCTACTGCATTCACAGTACAATACTCCAAGATCCTGCCACATATAATCCTTCGTAACTTTTGACCCATATTTCACCTGTCCAAAGGTATTGTAATCCTGTGGTAATATTGGTCAAATACTGTGCATTGGTGCTGTCTTGACTGTTGAATGTCACTGTCCATTGCACTCCGTTGAATTCAATAATGTCATTTGATGACGCTACTAAATTCCCCCACGCACTGGCAGGATCGGTGTTGTTGTTATTACCAATGTCGTTCAACAACAGATATCTTTGTCCTGTTGACGGAACTGCTAGACCTGCACCAGGTCCGCTCAATAGCGGGTCAATTACAGCATCCACTGGAGGCAAGGTATTTTGTGGCACAGTGTCACTGTCAACGTCAAACAACAAGTATCGTTCGTCTGTGGGGTCGTAGCTGACAGTTCCAATAATGTCAAGTTCTGGATCCCATTGGCTGTTTAATCTAATTTGCGAGATGCCAGGTCTAAATGCACCGTACGACCCAATGACTGCTGTCCATAATACTGCACTGTTGGGGGAATCTGGCAACTCAGTTGAAGTATTTGGTTCATCAACCACTGCACTCTGTTTTAAAATTTGTAACCGATTGCCAATCAACAACACTTGATACATCCAAGGTGTAAATTGTTGCCGAGTCCCCAACAATAAGTCACTGTTTACAACAGCTTCGTTGGCATCGCCACTGGCATCAAACACAGATGCAATGATTTTTTCAACAACTCCAAGTTTTTTAACTCGTGCTGGACTTGATATCCAAATTGGCAAACTAAATCTCATAGTGGCAATATCAATGGAATTTTCAGTACCTTGCGGTATAGTTCTACTGGAATAGTTGAGATCTTCTAATTCAACAACACTGAGACTAGTCCAGTCAAGGTAATTGTCAGTGCTCTGAATCTCCAACGATGGGTTAAACAACGGTGTGATCTGTTCAACTAGTTGCCATTTTTGATTTGTGTTACTGGTCCAGATGTCAAGATTAATAGTCATGCGATACGGCACTGGCATCAATCTTTCAATACTAAACGCATTACCTTGTGTAGTTTCGTAAGTGTTGGTGTTGGTGTCGTAATACCGCTGGCGTACTTGAGATTTGCTGACAAAATACGGATCCTGTATACGAGGGCGATCGTATTGCAGTGCTGTGATATAGAATGTCATCACTGGGGCAGATGGCATGTTACTTGCTGAATTATCTTGGCTTACAGTCTGTGCTTGTCGACTCCAGTCACCGTATCGGACTGGTACTCGAATCAATGCTGCTTCGTTACTGTCAGTTCTGCCGTACTCAACTTGAAAGTTACTGAATATTCTAGTAAACTGTAATAAAAATCTTCGAATCTGAGCATCATAAAAAAAGCTTTGCAATTTGATTTCCTTAACTTGAAGGTGCGCCAGGCTTGGTGTTGGGCCAAGGATTGGCTGTTTTATTACCACTGTCGTTGCCGTTGTCAGCCTGCGGTTTCAACAAGTCACTTAGACTCTGACGACTTGGTATGTTGCCTTGATCTGTTGTGGGCACAGTGTATGAGTTATTAATAAAAGTTGAACGCATGGTATTGTTGTTGGTTCCATTGGTCAAGTTGGTTCTTACACTGTCTTCAACTTTGATCCATCTACGTCCGTTGTATCGAAACAATCTATTGGGCCAATAGTCTAGACGTAAACAGTATTCACCTTCTTGTGGGTTAGATGGAAAGTTAACTCCAGGAGTGACCGGTAATCCATTGGGTGCAATACCGTCACCTGTCAGGTATCCCATGGTATAACCGTTCGAGCTTGGTGTGTGTGATTCTGGATCTGCAGGTTCGCCTTGGGGATAAGTGGGATAGATATAAAATCTCACAGTATCGTACCCACTTAATGGCACTTCTACTTCTGCTTGTGTTAATATTGCATCATTGATTTCAAGATTGCGATTTCTAGTACTGGATTGGTCAGACACTGTGGGGGGGTTAATTTCTTCCCAATAAACTGTGTTGGAAACTTCAGTTCCGGGCGGGACATTTTGTACAGCCCGGAACCAAGTATCTCCATCTTGCACTACAGAACCGCCTGGGTAGTAGTTGCCTGGATCCCAAATGCTACCGGATATTAATGGGCGGTCTAATATGTCCTGGTATTCTTGTGTGTTGGTCAGCGGTGTGGCCTTGACACGCCACAAGTGTGGTAACCAAGTTTGGCTGAATCCTTCTGATGCATATGCTGCATCCTGAATTACGTAGTATCTTGGCAAAGGGGGTTTATCAAGATCTAATGGGTGCCAATCTTTAAGATTGGGAAATTCAAGTACATCGCCTACCATCAACTTGCGTTGGAATGTGTCAATCATGTCACTGTAGTGAAAAGTAATAAACAAGGTGTCGTTGTTTAAGAATAATCCAAATTGGCTTAGATCAAAATCAATATCTTGCACATTATAAACGCCGCGCATGACATAGATATTAGGATCGTATTTTCTATCTCTGTTTTCGCCCAGCAATAAATCTTCAATAAACAACGGGTTACTGTCAGGATAAACTGGTTGAGTTGCATCACCATCAGCACCGTTGTCAGGTTGAACTTTCGGACCTAGATACTTGTGTACATATATGTCCAAACCGCCAACAGTGTACATTTCTGAAATGGTTCGATCAAAAAACCGAAAATCGTTTGTTCTAGAAGGACGGTAAAGTGAGAGTTTAGGCATAGTGTAGTATTTAGTTGTATTTCACTCACTACTTGACAAGAAAATACATCTCTGCTATAATTAGCTATAAATGTTACTGACACAAGGAGCTCAAATGGCTACCAAATCTATTGCTGTAAAACCTGTAAAAGCAATGAATCCGCGTTCTGCAGAAACTGCTCAAATGGGCAATGAACCAACGTGGGCAACCCAACCTGATTTAGATTACCGTACAGTTGCATTGACCAAGATGTTTATTTGGTACAATTATTTTTACAGCAAACCAGATGCCAAGGAATGTATTGTAGATTGGTTATCCCGGAATGAACGCATGGAAGAGGCAAAGCAGTTCGCTCGTGTACCGGATTCTGCAGTTGTCATGACTTACGGGTGGGTTTGCCGTGCAAGTGTTCGTGGGTTGACACTTACCCAAAACGAACTAGACCAAGTCAACCGGCACATTGCTGAAAATATCGCCAGTAGACAAGCTGTGGTAGCAGTAACGCAAGCAACATCAGTTTTAACAATACCTAAACCAACAATTCAAGATCACCTGCGTGAGAGAATTTCAGAAGCAACAGGTGAGATTGAAGGCATGTTCGATGAGCTAACCAAAAGTGGGTGCAAGCTTACTGCCAGCTTTAAGCCACTGTCAGTATTGCGTAGCATGAATGTGGCACCACAGTTGACTTCCAGTATCAAGGAAGTTTGGAACAGTCGTATTGATGAGCTGAACGAAGTGTTGTTGGGCAAAGATGCACAACTGGTTGAGGGCTACAGCCACTTGGGTAAAATTCAAGTTCGGAATTTAATTAAGTTTGCTGAACTGGTGATTGCAGATTGCGACAGTTATGTACAGATTAAAAAAGCAGATCGGAAACCCCGAGTCAAAAAGGCAGTTAGTCCAGAAAAAACAGCTTCGAAATTCAAGTACCTGCAAGAATTTGCAGAGCTCAAGCTCAAATCCGAATCACCTGCAAAGCTAGTAAATGCAAGCGAAGCGTGGCTGTACGATACCAAAAAACGTAAACTGGTTCACTTGATAGCAGACAGTCATATCGGCACCTTCACAGTCAAAGGATCCAGCATAGTGGGATTTGATACAACTCAGAGCCTACAAAAAACACTGCGCAAACCTGCTGAGCAACTCAAGTCTGTTATATCAGGCGGCAAACCAGTTGTGCGTAAGTTTTTTAAAGAGATTAAATCAACTGAAATCAAATTTAACGGACGCGGCAACGAACATTTGGTAATATTGAAAGTCTGGTAAACTGTTGTAAAGTTAGCTATGCGAAACCATAAATAACATTAAGGAGTTTCGCATGGCCGACCAAACACTAGATCCTTTAAAAAAACAATTAATTGAATATGTTCAATTGCAACTGGGCGACCAAATTGTCGACATTGAACTTGATCCTGCACATTACGAAGCAGCGTATCAAAGAACAATAGGTACCTATCGACAGCGTAGTCAGAATGCCTATGAAGAAAGTTACAGTTTCATGGAACTGCAACGTAATGTCAATGAATATACGTTGCCACAGGAAGTTACCCAAGTCAGACAAATTTTCCGGCGCACAATGGGCACTACCGGCACCGGTGGAACTGCGTTTGATCCATTTGGTGCTGCAACATTAAATGTCTACTTGATGAATTTCAGTCAAGGTTCGGGTGGATTAGCTACCTATGACTTTTATCAGCAGTATGTGGAATTAGCTGCCAGGATGTTTGGTGGGTATATCAACTACACCTGGAATCCAGTCACTAAACGATTACAATTGATTCGTGACCCCAGGGGAAACGACGAAGTGGTATTATTGTGGACTTATAACCTTCGACCAGAAATGATACTGCTGACTGATTTTCAAATAAGTCAATGGTTAAAAGATTTCATGGTGGGCGCATCCAAAGTAATCATAGGTGAAGCCCGTGAAAAATTTGCGTCAATTGCTGGACCGCAAGGCGGAAGTGTGTTAAATGGTTCCGCTATGAAAGCCGAAGGACAATCGACTATGGACAAATGTGTTGAGGATCTTAAATCTTATATAGATGGCTCACAACCGTTAAGTTTTGTAATCGGATAACTCACATGAGGGCAACTGAATTTATCAACGAAACGCAATTGGTTTGGAAACGAAATTCTAAAACTGGTCGAGTAGTTTTAAAATGGCGGTGTACAACAGGACCAAGAAAAAATCGCACAGTGACCAAAGCCCAGGACTGTAGTTCAGCACCAGATTTAGCACAACAACAAAAGTTCAAACAAACACGTGCCAAGACCAAGGTTCGTCAAGCACGTCGTGCCAAAAAAACCAAACGCATTAATCCAGCCAGTCGATTGGCTACACGTTTGAACAAATTAAATAAGAATAATCGCTAGACAACACACAGTGCACCTGCTATAATTGTGTTATGGCAGACATAATGATAGACATCGAAGGGTTAGGTACAGGACCCGAAACAACTATACTCACTATAGCTGCACAAGAGTTCAATCCTCTTGTGCGGGATCAATACGGGCGTCACTATTATGTGAGAGTTGATCTCGAAAGTCAGGAGGGCCGGAGTATAGAGCAAGGCACAATTGATTGGTGGGCCACGCAACCTGCGGCTGTTAGAGACGAAGCATTTAACGAAGCTGATCGGATAAGTCTTAGAGATGCACTGGAAGGATTATATAAAATAATCTGGCAGTCAAAAAGAGTCTGGGCGCAAGGACCTACATATGACATGAACATTTTAGAGCATGCGTACAAAAGCCTTAGTATTCCATTGCCTTGGCAATATTATTCTGTCCGAGACAGCCGCACATTATTTGGATTAGTACCACAACTGAACTCCTATCCAGCCAGCCATCATGCTCTTGAAGATTGTCGTAGGCAAATCATGATGTTGTGGGACTCATTGGAATACCTCAAAATTAAGGAACTA